AGAGCGCGCGGCCCGTATTGAGGCCGAAAAGCAGGCCCGGGCGGCTTATAGCGCGGCCGCCGAAGCCAAAAACGAGGTGCAGGACACCAACTTGCAGCTCGTGCGCAACGCCATCGACACGGTGAAGCGCAACAACGACATCCTCAAGTACAACTACAGCGAGGCCATGTCGGTCGGCGACTACACCAAGGCCGCCGAGATCCAAGAGACCATGGGCATGAACTCCGCCAAGCTCATGGAGCTGGAGCGGGGCCGCGCCCACATGGAAAACGCGCCCAAGGCGGTGGCTCCCGAGCCCATGCGCCACTCCGACCCCGTGGAGGAGCTTGCCTCGCAGCTTTCCCCGCGTTCGGCGGACTGGGTGCGGCGCAATCCGCAGTGCGTGACTGACCCGCGCATGTACCAGAAGATGGTTGCGGCCCACAATTTGGCTGTGGCGGACGGGTACGCGCCCGATACGGACGACTACTTTGGCCAGATTGAAGACACGCTGAAGATCAGCAAGCGCGTCAACACGGACTATGACGACGACCCGACCTCGGGCGCCGCCAAGGTCACACAGCGCCGCTCGGCCCCTCCCGCAGCCCCCGTCTCGCGCGGCGGCGGTGGGACAGGGTCTCGCCCCAATGAGGTCCGCCTCACCCGGGACGAAATCGAGACGGCCCGCGACTTGGGCATGACCGAGAAGGAATACGCCCGCAACAAGATGCTCCTCAAGAAAGAGGGACGGATGCAATGAACGCCAAATTTCAACGTGTAATCGCCGAAAAGTCGGCCATGTCTACAACCCCGGAGCGCCCCGTCATGAGGCCTGAACTGCGTGAAGAAGACCCCCGCGCCCGCGCCGCAGCGCGTGCCGCCCAGATCCGCAACGACAACGGCGGCAGGGACGAGGGCACGGACGAGTTCTACATCCCCAAGAACAACGTCCCCGAGGGCTGGAACTATGAGTGGAAGCGCCACACCATCTGGAACCAAGAGGACCCGGCCTACACCGTGCAGCTTGCCCGCGAGGGCTGGGAGCCGGTGCCGGTCAGCCGCCACCCCCAGATGATGCCCACCAACTGGGAAAAGGGCACCATTGAGCGCAAGGGCATGATGCTCATGGAGCGCCCGAAGGAGATCTCCGACGAGGTGCGCCGCATTGAGTTTCGCCGCGCCCGCGAGCAGGTCCGCATCAAGGAGTCGCAGCTCTCCGGCACCCCGGACGGCACGATGGACCGCGTTGCGCCCACCATCAAGAAGACCTTCGACATGCCGATCCCTGAGGATTTGTAGGGCTTGAGAGGGGCGCCTAGTGCGCCCCTTTTCTTTTGTTTCAATCGTCTATATACTGCAACGTCATGAACACTCTGTGTTCTTCCCTCCCCCCGGCGCGGGAGGTTCAACTGCCCCCGGCTTCCGAGTCTCCCCGGTGTGAGATGACGAGCTTTCCCGTAAAAAGGAGAACCCGTCATGGCGAACACTGCCGCCTATAACGGTTTTCAGCAATACAGTGGCACTGGTTCCGCCCCGACCTATGAGCAGGTTGCGGTCCAGATCGCCTACAATGCTTCGGCCATCTACTACGGCGATCCCGTAAACCCCGACGCCAACGGCTACGTCGTTGTCGGCGTGACGACTGCCTCGTCTGGCAACACCCAGATCGCGGGCATCTTCGTCGGCTGCCAGTACCTGTCGGTCTCGCAGAAGCGCACCGTCTGGTCGAACTATTGGCCCGGTTCTGATGTCGCCTCGACCAACGTGGTCACCGGCTACATCATCAATGATCCCAACGCCAAGTTCATTGCCCAGTTCGGCAACGTCAGCGTCGATCAGGGCTATGTGAACGCCGTCGTCGGCTTCAACATCGGCACCGGCAATGCCTCCAACGGCATCTCGGGCGCCTATCTGGCCACCCTCGGCACCACCGACACCACCTTCCCCTTCAAGGTCGTCTCTCTCGTCACCACGCCCCCCGGCGTGAATGGCACCGAGGCTGGCGCCTACCAGAAGGCCATCGTGGCGTTCAACTTCGTCCAGACCAAGGCCCTCCCGGGCACCTAACAAGGAGTAAGGACCAATGGCTGTCAATCTTTCAGCGATTAAAGACCTTCTCCTCCCCGGCCTCCGGGGTGTTGAGGGTCAGTACGAGCAGATCCCGTCGCAGTACGACAAGATCTTCACCAAGCACGATTCCAAGATGGCTCTGGAACGCACCGCTGAGATGCGCTTCCTCGGCTACGCCCAGCTCAAGACCGAAGGCGGCCAGACCGCGTTCGACAACGGCGCTGGCGAGCGTTTCGTGTACAACCAAGAGCATACCGAGATCGGCCTTGGCTACGCGATCACTCGCAAGGCCATCGACGACAACCTCTACAAGAGCCAGTTCGCTCCGTCGAACCTCGGCCTGACGCAGTCCTTTGCGCAGACCAAGGAAATCTACGGCGCCAACGTGCTGAACACCGCGACGACCTATAACGGTTCTGTCGGCGGCGACGGCAAGGCCCTCGTGGCGACCGACCACCCCATCGACGGTGGCACGATCTCGAACTCCACCACCAACGACCTGAACGAGAGCACACTGCTGGCTGGCATGATCGCCATCCGCACGAACTTCCGCGATCAGGCCGGTCTGAAGGTGTTTGCTCGCGGCCGTCGTTTGGTTATCCCGCCCGCTCTTGAGCCGGTGGCGATCCGCCTGACGAAGACCGAACTGCGCCCCGGCACCGCCGACAATGACGTGAACGCGATTATGTCCACGGCAGGCGGCCTCCCCGAGGGCTACATGGTCAACGACTACCTGACCTCGGCCCGCGCGTGGTTCCTTCTGACGAACATTGATGGGCTCTCCTATATGGAGCGCATCAAGTTTGAAACAGACATGCAAGTGGACTTCACTACCGATAACCTTCTTGTTAAAGGATACGAGCGCTACTCGTTTGGCTATTATAATTGGAGGAGTATCTTTGGAGCGTTCCCGACCTAACGGTTTTTGGGGATATTCCGTAAGATAGACTCTTACAGTTGACAAGAAATCATCTCCCGGTGTATGACTTAAAAGTTAACACTGGGAGATGAAAATGAAGGGTAAAGCTAGGGTTCCCAATCTTACTCATGATCAAGTTCGGGCCGCATTGGATTATAATCCTGCTACCGGCGTGTTTGTGTGGAAGATTAATCCGGCCAAAAACTTGAAGGCGGGAGTTGTTGCTGGCGGAAAAAATGTTGGCGGTGGTTATCGCTACATTCGCGTCAGCGGCGAAGAAGTCACAGAGTCAAGGCTGGCTTGGTTCTACATGACCGGGGAATGGCCGGAGCGGCGGGTCAGATACAAGAACGGCGATAAAGGTGATTGCCGCTTTGAAAATCTCACTCTCTTCAATGGCCTTGCTGGTGAATTTGACCATAAGACGCGAGAAGGCCGTCAGGCTTATCAAAATGCTTACCGGGCAATGACACCAGTGCAGCAAAAGGCCCGTGCCTTGCGCGATAGCTTCGACCTTTCGCTTGATGAATACAGGAAAATGCTTGAGGCCCAAGACGGTAAATGCGCCATCTGTAGCCAACCAGAGACGCACAAGCGGAATGGAAAACTGAAGGCATTGGCCGTCGATCACAACCATAAAACTGGTGTAATTCGCGGGCTTTTGTGTTCTGATTGCAATACAGGTATCGGGAAGTTGAAGGATGACCCTAAAGTCCTCCGGTTAGCCGCCCAGTATCTGGACCACCATCTAGGCAACCCGATCACGCAGACCGGCCTAGCGGACGCTGCACAGACTTCGTGATCTCATCGTGCAGGAGGCTCTTATGAGCATCACTACATTTACCGGCCCCATCAAGGCTGGCAATGTTCTCAACACGACCGGCACCACCGCCGGTACGGTCAAGAATGTTGGATTCGTTATGATGGCGCAGACTGTGCCCATCACGCAGGCTGGCACTGCTACGGCGACCGCTACGGCGATTGTCATCCCCGCCTACAGCCACATCGTCAACATTCAGGTTTTGGCGACTGTTGCTTGGAACGGCGCGGCTGCTACGATCAGCCTTGGCACTTCCGCGACCGCCACTGAACTGGTGTCTGGCGGCAGCTTGGCCACCATTGGCCTTGATGCTTTGACTCCCGGAACTGACGCAACTCGCACGGCAAACTGGTCCAACGTTGGTGCGTCCGACGTGATCATTTACGCCTTGTCCGCCAACACGGGAGCCGGTGTCGGCGACCTTGTCGTCCGCTACATTCAGGCTGAGAACGCCTAAGTCAAAGGAGATCGTCATGAAGGGTAAAGCTCCCAAACTCGGCGCCATGAAGCACACTGCTTATGCTGGCGGAAACAGCAAGGTGGCCTCCGAAGCTGCCAACACGGTTGACGCCTTCAAGAAGGGCGGCAAGGTGGGCCTGAAGGCCGAAGGCGTGATGTCTGAGGCTCACGCCGGTCGCAAGCCCCGCAAGAGCGGCGGCGGTGTCCTGTCGTCCGCCTCTGCGGGTACGCCACGTGGCAAGGGATCGAACTACTAAGTTGTCCTCCCCGACTCAGTAGTTCTGCGGGGGGCATTCGTGTCCCCCGCGTTTTTATGGAGCCTGCAATGTCTGGTGCTTGGACTCGCAAGGAAGGCAAGAACCCCGAGGGTGGCTTGAACGCCAAGGGACGCGCGTCACTCAAGGCGGAAGGGCACGACATCAAGCGCCCGCAGCCCGAGGGCGGGTCGCGCAAGGACAGCTTCTGTGCTAGGATGACCGGGATGAAGCGTAAGCTGACCGGGTCCGCGAAAGCCGCAGATCCTGACAGCCGCATCAACAAGTCACTGCGGAAGTGGGATTGCTGACATGGACAAGCCTTTTTGGGAAAAGAAAGCGCCCAAGGATGCCGAGGAAAAGCATCTGAGCAAAAAGAAGCTTCAGTCCGCCAAGGCTCACGCCCGTGCCGCTGGCCGCCCTTGGCCTAACTTGGTCGATAACGCTGCTGCCGCTCGCAGCAAGGGGAAATAACATGCAACTTGGTAGCATCAGCGTAACCGCCACTGGTTCGCAAATCCGCAGCCCCATTCGCGTCGTCGATGACTTCCAGACGCCCTTCAACATCGGGATTGGCGCCAAGGTGACTTCGGGCACCCCGACATTCAACATTGAGTATTCGCTCGATGACCCCAATGCCGCCGGGTACACCGTCGCCGGGGCCACATGGTATATTGCCACGGGCTTCAGTGGGGCAACGGCCACAACGGGTGGCGCGTTGATTGTTCCCTGCCGCGCCATCTGCATCAATATCACCAGCGGCACTGGCGCGGTCACGGCAAGCATCGTTCAGGCTGGCCCGGTCTAAGGAGCCACCATGGCGACGAGCGACACCTACACGTTCAATCCCGGCCTTGGTGAGCTGACGCTCTATGCGTACAACCTCATCGGGGTCAGGAACACCGCCGTGCTGCAAGAGCACATGGAGGCCGCCCGCATGGCGTCCAACATGCTCTGCTCGCGTTGGTCGAACATGGGGGTCAATCTCTGGGCCGTTGACCTCGTCACGACGCCCCTTGTCACCGATCAGAAGACGTATGCCGTTGACGCCAACACGGTCGCGATCTTGGACGCCTACGTCCAGAACGATGACTCGGGCGCCAACATTGACCGCATCATCCTACCGGTCAGCCGCACGGAATACGCCAGCTACCCCAACAAGGAGCAGCAGGGTTTTCCCACGGTTTATTGGTTTGACCGCTTGATTAGTTCGTCCCGCTCGACCGGGTCCGCCGGGCCGTCCGTGACGCTGTGGCCGGTGCCCAACACCGACAACGGCCCCCAGAGCCTGAAATATTACCGAGTGCGTCAGATACAGGACTCGGCGCTCCAGAACGGCCAGACGGTCGAGATCCCCTACCTGTGGCTTGAGGCGTTCGCCTATGGCCTCGCCCTGCGCCTCGCGCAGATCTGGAACCCGGCGGCAGTGGCGATGATCAAGCCCATGGCGGACGAGTCCTACCAGATCGCCGCCGACCAAAACATTGAGACCGCGCAGCAGTACATTTCCCCGATGATCTCTGGCTACTTCAGGTAAGGGGGCGTGAATGGGCTACGCATCGAGATCGGGCCGGGCCACTACCAGCGCCACCAATCCGCGCGCCTTTGCGGTATGTGACCGCTGCGCCTTTTGGTACAATCACGACCAGCTCAAGTGGCAGTATGACTGGGCTGGCGCGTCTCTGATCAACAAGCGCATCCTTGTCTGCAACACCTGCTACGACACGCCCCAAGAGCAGCTCCGCGCGATCATCATTCCGGCCGATCCCGTGCCGATTGGGAACCCCCGCGTTGAGCCCTACGCTTGGGACGAGATCGACCGGCGTCAGGTGTCGGGTTATAATACAACCAACCCGCAGACGGGCATTCCCGTGCAGCGCGGCGACACCCGTGTCACCACCATCGACGGCGACGTGCCTGACAATACCCGCGTCACGCAGCAGACTGGTGAGGCCCCCGGCGGCACGAACCAGCAGCCCGGCACCGACCCGAATGCGGTCACCTACCGCACGGTCACCAATGCCACCAACAACGGCATCGGCCTCATTCGCCTGACAATTGCGACAACCAATGGCATGATTACAGGGCAACACGTCACTGTGCAGGATGTCAGCGGCGTGTCGTCGGCCAATGGAAATTGGCGGATAACGGTGATGAACACCACACAGATCGACCTTCAGGGGTCAACATTCTCGGGCGCCTACATCTCCGGCGGCTACGTCATCAACAATCCCAGCCTGCCATACGGCTTCACTGAAGTGCCCAAGACAGGACCGCTCTGATGCCTCGTTACGCCAGTAATGTTCAGATCCCCAACCTCACCCCCGCCATAGCCTTGTCGGGGGCTGAACTTGTCGAGATCGTTCAGGCTGGCGCCACTGCCCGCTGCACAACGCAACAGATCGCCAACTTGGCGCAGTTGACGGTGGCGCAGAACGTCACGACGACGCAGAAGAACGCACTGTCAGCGGTATCTGGGCAAATTGTTTTTGACACCACCTTGGGCAAGCTTTGCGTGTATAGTGGCACCGCATGGCAAACCATAACGTCGGTGTAATGGAATGGCGAACTCGCAAATCCCGAACCTGACTCCCGCTGTAGCCCTGACGGGCTCCGAGGAGCTTGAAATTGTTCAGGCCGGGACTTCCAAGCGCGCCACGGCATTACAAATTGCTGGCCTCTACCCCGGCCCCACTGGCGGGCAGGGCGTAGTTGGCCCGACCGGGCCGACCGGGCCGACTGGGAGCACCGGAAATACCGGCCCGACGGGCGCCGACTCAACTGTGGCCGGGCCCACCGGCAACACCGGCCCCACGGGCATCCAAGGCGTGACCGGCCCGACGGGCGCCGACTCCACAGTTGCTGGCCCCACGGGCCCGCAGGGGACCATCGGCCCGACGGGCGTGGCGGGGGCCACGGGCCCCACGGGCCAAAACGGGGATATTGGGCCTACGGGGAGCACGGGCCCTACGGGTTTCGGGGCCACGGGCCCCACGGGAAGTGCTGGAACACAGGGCATTGGCGGCCCCACGGGCCCCACGGGAGCGGCTTCTACAGTTGCCGGCCCGACCGGGCCGACCGGAAGCGTCGGGGCCACGGGGCCCACGGGGACGGCGTCTACGGTGGCCGGGCCCACTGGCGCGACAGGGCCTACGGGCGCCGCGTCTACTGTTGCGGGGCCGACAGGCCCGACGGGCGCTGCGGGCACTTCATCCAATTTGTTTCTCTACCGCGCCAATACAAGCGCCACATCAGGCTACCCCGGCGACGGTGACATTCTCTGGAACAACGCCACACAGGCGAGCGCCACGCAGATCAACGTTAGCCACCTAACTGACGACAACGTGGACATTGATATTTTCTTGGCGCTCTTGAGCGTCGGCGAACAGATCATCATTCAGAGTCAAAGCAACAGCGCCGACTACCAGACGTGGACGATCTCAGGAACGCCGTCGCATTTAAACCCCGGCGCGGCCAATGCCTATTGGATCTACCCAGTCACTCTGACGGCGTCCGGCGGCACGGGAACAACCAACTTCTCCAGCGGCCAGACGCTGTTTTTGGCGCTTGTAAATGGCGTCAGCGGGCCGACCGGGTCCACTGGGCCAACCGGCCCCACCGGAGCGGCCTCCACGGTTGCGGGGCCCACTGGCCCGACCGGATTTGGGGCTACCGGCCCGACCGGGGCGGCGTCAACCGTCGCGGGCCCAACCGGCCCCACGGGCAGCGCGGGCGCAAATGGAGCCACGGGGCCCACGGGCGCTGCATCCACTGTTGCGGGCCCCACAGGCCCCACGGGAGCTGCGGGAAGTGCCGGAAGCGCCGGAGCCACGGGCCCAACAGGGGCCGCCGGGAGTGCGGGCGCCACTGGGCCGACCGGCCCCACGGGCATCGGCTACGCTGGCCTGACCAGCAGCACATCGACGCTGATCGGCACCGGGTCGCTCACGTTCACGACCAATTTGGCGAACACCTCGACTGCTTTTGCTGTCGGCCAACGTGTCCGCATTGCCTACACGGTGACGCCCACGAACTACGTCGAAGGCATCATCACATCCTTCAGCGGCACCACGCTCATAATGACTTCGGACGTTACGGGTGGCTCGGGAACGTACACCTCGTGGAATATCGCCGCTGCGGGCAATGCTGGTGCGACTGGCCCCACAGGCCCCACCGGGCCCAGCGGAACAGGTCCCACCGGCGCCACTGGACCGACCGGCTCAATTTACCCGACAGGCGGCTCGCCTGACCGGATCTTCTACGAGAACCAGCAGACGATCACCGCCAACTACACCATCACCACCAGCTACAACGCCATGACGGCTGGACCGGTGACGATCAATTCTGGCGCGACAGTCACTGTCCCGTCTGGAAGCACTTGGACTGTCATCTAACTCTAACGACGAGGGGGTCGTCATGGAGAAGAAGTTGAGGATATGCGTCTACGCCATCAGCAAGAACGAGGCGCACTTCGTGCAGCGTTTTTGCGCGTCGGCGGCTGACGCAGACATGATTTTGATCGCCGACACGGGGTCGGACGACGGGCTTCCAGAAGAGGCGGCAAAATATGGGGCGACTGTTCACCATATTGCTATCAGTCCTTGGCGTTTTGATCTCGCTCGCAATGCTGCTCTTTCCCTTGTTCCTCGCGATATTGACGTATGTGTCAGCCTAGACATTGACGAGGTTCTTCAGCCCGGCTGGCGCGAGGAGATTGAACGTGTCTGGATCAAGGGAGAGACCACTCGCCTCCGTTACATGTTTGATTGGGGCGCGGGGATCAGTTTCTTCTACGAGAAAATCCACGCCAGACACGGATACATGTGGCACCACCCCTGCCACGAATATCCTGTACCTGACGGACGCATTACGGAAGTCTGGGCGCAGACCGACTTCCTCATCGCCGTCCACAAGCCCGACCCGACCAAGAGCCGGGGGCAATACATGGACCTACTGGCTCTTTCTGTGAAGGAAGACCCAGACTGCCCGCGCAACGCCTTCTACTACGCCCGAGAGCTGAGCTTTCATGCCCGGTGGCAGGAGGCCGTTGACGCCTGCAAGGCCTACCTTGCCCTCCCCCGCGCCACTTGGCAGAACGAGCGGTGCTACGCCTACCGCGTCATGGGCCGGTGTTACAGCGAACTTGGCAACGTCTTTGAGGCTGAGAAGGCATTTCAGATGGCTGCGTCCGAGGCGTCCAACACTCGAGAGCCTTGGTGCGAACTGGCGCTTCTTTGCTACCGCCAGCATCGCTGGGAGGAGTGCTTTGCCTACGCCATGCGGGCGCTGCGCATCACCAACCGCGAGGCCGTCTATACCTGCGACCCCGAAGTTTGGGGCTATCAGGCGCATGATTTGGCCGCCATCGCAGCTTGGAACCTTGGCCTGACGGACATCGCCATCACGCAGGGGCAGCTTGCTGTTGATCTTGAGCCGTCAGATGAGCGCCTCAACAACAATCTCCGTCACTTTCTTGGGGAAGCCGCATAATGGATACGCAGTCAATCTTCAATTTGTTGGGCGGGGCGGCAGTTGCTGTTGGCGGCTGGTTTGCGCGCGAGATATGGGGCGCAGTGAAAGAACTGCGCAAGGACCTCCATTTAATTGAGACGGACTTGCCCAAAACCTACGTCAGCAAGTTCGACATGGACAAGCGCATGGACCACATTGAAGTGATGTTCCAACGGATCTACGACAAGCTGGACGGAAAGGCAGACAAATGAGCTTCGGCATCGACGACGCCATCGCGGCGGGAATGAAGGTCCTTGACAAGTTTGTCCCGGATCCGGAGGCCAAGGCCAAGGCGGAAACAGCACTGCGCGACAGCCTTCTGGCTTGGGACAAGGCTCAGAGTGATGTGAACGCGGTTGAGGCGGCCAACCCCAACATGTTCGTGTCGGGCTGGCGCCCGTTCATCGGCTGGATATGCGGCTTGGCCTTGGCCTATCAATATGTTCTTGCGCCGCTTGTCGTTTGGGCCGCCACCACCGCTGGCGTCTTGATCACGCCCCCGCCAAGGCTTGACGAGACGCTTTGGCAGCTCGTTTTTGCCATGCTCGGCATGGGCGGCTTGCGGACGCTTGAAAAACTTAAAGGCGTGGCGCGGTGAAGGAAAACTTCGATAGGTGCTTTGAACTTGTGCTTGAGCACGAGGGCCATTACGTCAATGATCCTCGCGATCCGGGCGGCCGCACCAATTTGGGGGTGACCCAACGGGCGTGGGAGGCGTATTTGGTCCGCACTGTGACCGAGGGGGACATGCGGGCCCTGACGCCAAAAATCGTAAAACCGTTCTACAAGTTCAACTATTGGGACAAGATCAAGGGCGACCTGCTGCCCGCCGGGATCGACTACGCCGCCTTTGACTTTGCCGTAAACTCTGGCGTTGGCCGCGCGGCCAAAATGCTTCAGCAGGTCGCTGGCGTCACGGCAGACGGCGCAATTGGCCCCAAATCCCTTGAAGCCATCAAGGCGTGTGGCCCCCAGCAAGTTGTTGACGCCCTCTGTGACATGCGTCTCGACTTCTTGAAGCGCCTGCCTACATTCGAGACGTTTGGTAAGGGCTGGAGCCGCCGCGTGGCCGAAGTAAAGGCCAAAGCTTCCAGCATGGCGTAACCGGCGCGGGAATGGTATAGTGCCATGAAAGCGGAGTTTCTGTCGTGACAACACCCATGTCCTATAGTGGCAGCGTATCTGGCACAACCAGCTACATCACGCAGATGGCGACGATGGCTGTTGTGGCGGAGACGGATCCCGCTTTCTTGACGATCCTCCCTCAGATGATTGTTTACGCCGAGTTGCGGATGTACCGCGACTTGGACTTCTTGTTCACGTCCGGCTCCTCAACTGCCTACAGCCTCACTGCGGGTAGCAGGGTTTTGAACGTCCCCGAGACAACATTCCCATACGGCACCCTCGTTGTGCCCGAACAAATCAACGTGCTTGTTGGGTCTACTGATCCAGATACGGCCACCCGTGTCCCGCTTCTTCCAACGACCAAGGAGTTTTTGGACGCCGTCTACGGGTCCGGCGCAGTGGCAAATCGCGGCGTCCCCCAGTATTGGGTGCCGTTTGATGATTATACTTTTTTGGTGGGACCATATCCTGACCAGAGCTACACGGTTGAGCTTGTCGGTACTTACCGCCCGGCCAGCTTGTCTGCCACAAACCCGACCACGTTCATCAGCCTCAATTTGCCGGACATCATGATCATGGCCTCGATGGTCTACATTTCGGCGTACCAGCGCAACTTTGGCCGCATGAACGACGATCCGCAGATGGCTATGAGCTATGAAAGCCAATACCAGACACTTCTGAAGAGCGCCATGACTGAAGAGGCGCGGAAGAAGTTTGAGGCCGCTGGCTGGTCTTCGCAGTCTCCATCACCCCTTGCCACGCCGACGAGGGGGTAAGCCATGTTTTATGTTTATGAACATTGGAGGCCTGATCGTGATGAGCCTTTTTATGTTGGAAAAGGGCGAGGAGGCCGTGCTAATTTGATGGCTCGCCGCAATAACCATCACAAGGCAGTTCAAGCAAAATTACACCGGATGGGGTTTGCTGTTGAAGTTAGAATTGTTGCTTCAAATCTTTCGGAAGAAGATGCATTTTCACTTGAAAAAGAGTTAATTGCTATGTGGCAATCTAACGGAATTGATCTTACCAATATGACAATTGGTGGGGAGGGCCCGGCAGGCCGCATTGGTTTGCGCGGAGAAAAAAATCCAAATTTTGGAAAACCCAGTCCTTTTCGTGGGAAAAAAATGGCGGAAGAGCAAAAGAAAAAATTGTCCATTGCAATGAAAGGCAAACAGACCCGCCTTGGGGCCACTTTGTCTGATGAAACAAAAAACAAGATTTCGAATGCACATAAGGGCAAAATATCTCCATTGAAGGGAATTCCTAAGTCGCAAGATCATAAAGAAAAAATATCTGCTTCCGTTTCAAAGTCTCAAATGGGAGAAAAAAATCATTTTTTTGGTAAAAAACATACAGATGCAACAAAGGAAAAAATTTCCGCAACCAAAAGGAGCAAGGCATGCCGCATAACTCCTTACGGTTAATGCCGGGCGTGGACGTTAACAAGACACCCGCCCTCAACGAGGCCGCCATCTCACAGAGCCAACTCGTCAGGTTCATCCCTGACCGGACACTTGGCGGCTTGGTGCAGAAGCTGGGCGGCTGGACGCGCTTCTACGCGAGCCAAATCGGCTCCACTGTTCGCTGCCTCTGGGCGTGGGAAGACACCAACTCCAACTCCTATCTGGCTGTTGGGTCTGACGGGATCGCCCCAATTGTTGTGACTGGCGCCAGCGGCAACGGCACAACTGTCACCCTGACTTTTACTGACCCCTTCATATTCAATGTGAACCAAGCCATCGTTGTTAGTGGTGTGAACCCGAACGGCTACAACGGAACTTATGTGGTCACGGCCGCCACATCGACCAGCGTCTTATTCGCCAGCACGACGACAACTACCTATGTCTCTGGCGGCGCAATAACCGGCGGCGGCAATTCTCTTGGCGTCATTACTTCAGGTGGCAGCCACGACATTACGCCTGAACAGAC